CAGCAGATTCAGAAATACGAAAAAGGCCAGAACGCAATAAATAAAATTAAGATGATGAAGTTATGCGAGTTTTTAGATGTAGAGGAAAATTACTTTACAAAACCGCTAACTGATAGTTATCTTACATTTTTAAAGAAAAAAGAAAACAATGTATATCCATTCAAAAGAGTGGTATTACCTATGGAAAAAAGAGGAGAATAAATGACAACTATAACAACCGAACATGGTCATAAGATCGAGTTCAATCAAGAAAAGCACGTTTATATTCATAACGACCAATATGTAGTTGGTATGAGTACTATTTTAGGTAAACTTGCGAGTCCAATGTTAGAAAATTGGAAAATATCAAATCAGGTAAATGCAATTAAACAAGAGATGGAAAGACAAGGTATTTCTATTGATAAGATAGAAACCATCATTTTAAATGCTAAGACCAATGCAAAGAAACAAGGAGATAATATTTTAAATATTGGTTCTATGGTTCATAAATTTTGTGAGATGTGGCTTAAAGGTCAGAAATTTACAGAACCTGAAGACCCTGTAATAAAAGGTTGTTTCGATAAATTCAAAAGGTTTTGGACAAAGAACAAATTAAAGTTAATTGAGTCCGAAAAGATTTTATACTCTGAACGAGGGTTTTGTGGAACTTTAGATTTAGTTGCTAAAGATTCTGAAAATAACCTTTGGCTCATAGATATAAAAACTTCAAAAGGTATATTCTTAAACATGGTTCATCAGTTACATGGATATAAGTTAGCCTATGAAGAACAAACTGGTAAAAAGATAAATAAGATGTACATAGTTCGATTGCCTAAAGATGGTGCAGATTTCGAGGCTAGACATATCTTATATAAAAAGGAACACTTAAAAGCATTTCTTGGATTATTAAGTTGTCATAAATCCGAGTTATTGTTCAATGAGTCAGTACGAAAATACAATCAACTAAAAAAAGGAAAAACAAATGTATCAAAAAAATAGTTATGATATGCCATTTTGTGGTTTATCAATGAGATTATATCCAACAGGTAAGCAATCTCCTAAATACGAATATAGTGGAGAAGCATCTAAAGTTAAGTTCACTTGTAGCTTAACCAAGAAAAAATATAGCTTATCTCAAGTGAACGATTGGTTTATGACACCTGAAGTTCAAAAATATACTAAAGCTGGATATGTTTTGAAGTATATGACTAAGACTCAAGAAAATAGTAATCCATCTCAATATGCTAAAAGCAATTTAGAACAAATATTTTGTTTGGTTATGGTTAAACCTTATAAACCTAGAAATGATAATGTTGATGGTTTAAAGCCTGTGGCTCAATCTATGCCACAGGTACAATCTCCAGCAGATTCAATGGATGACGAGATACCATTCTAATGACTAAATTATCTGACACACAAGAACAACTTATTAGCGATTTCTATAATTTAAAAAAAGATTTCGCTATTAAGTTAGAGGAGATACAAGCATTATATATGGAATGTAAAAACTATTCTAAAAAGATTGATAAGTTGGAAGAAGAAAAAAGACAATTAAAACTTAAAATCAAAGAATTAAAGAAACAGGCTAAAGAGGAATTGCTACATCCATGATAATACTTGGAAAACCAATACATAGAAAATACATAAAAAGATTTGCAATTATATTGTTATTATTTATATCTGTATTTTTAATGTCTTGTAGTAAATTAGATTTTGACCCAACAACAACTACATTAAAATATATGTTTAAGGAGAGTAAAAATGTTAAGTAATAAGTCTTACGAAGCATTAGAAAAAGCATCAAGAGAATGGTCGGAGTGGCATAAGAAAGTAATTATTTTAGAAGATGGTAAAAAAGCTATGTTCAGTAAATTGTTTCTTAAATATAAATTAGAAACGAAGACAGTCATAGAGGCAGAGCATAAAGCTAGAACAGATAATGAATACAGAGAAATCGTTAAGCAATATGCAAATGCTGAAGAAGAATTAATTAAAGCTAGGTATCATTATAATAACTTAGATAAATATATAAGTTTAAAACAATCTGAATTGAAAAGAGATTTAGCTTTGAATAGTAAAGTTTAACAAATTCTATAAATATAGTACTGTATTTATAGACAGAGCCATCAGGGAGACTTGGTGGCTTGTTAAAAAGGTTTTGGGTGTTTCATGTGGGTTTTATAAATGTTTCCCACTTTGCTCTTTGCACCCAAAATAGTTAGAGTGGTTTTATCTCCCCTTACCACTTTAACATTAAAGCTAGGGTAGGCACTTAACTGGTTAGGCTTACCCTAGTTTCTAGTAATTTCTAAATCGCCTAAATTAGTTTTTTCTGTAATGGGAGTTTCTGAATAATTGTAATCTATAACTTCAACATCTTCATGTCGTTCAAGTTCATATAGAGCATTTAAGAGTCTTGGTTTGTCAGGTGCAGTATCTACAAATCTAAAACAAACAAAATGATTATACTGTTTCCATCTTGATGAAACTTCAAATTCTACATCTACAATAATTGCGTCTATGTCCATTAAAACATATTAGCGATTTTTAGATTTTATGAAATGCTATTTTTTAGCAGTAAATTTCTTGACAGTATTTACACCAAAAGATGCACCAACTATTGTAAGAATTATTATCCAAAAGTAATCACTAGCATATTCTAGTATTTCCCAACCTCTTAGCATAGTGTCTTGGAATTGTGGGATAAAATGAAATACAAATATTAAACTAAATACAACAACTAACCATTCATCTTTAAAACTATTTTCTTGTTGTCTTATTTGTTCTACTGATACTGTTTTAACAGCTTCTATTTCTTTGGCTTTTATAATTTTATCTTTTTCTAATTTATGCTGAATAGCACCAATAGTTTTATTAGCGATTATCTTTGTTAGTGGATTTGATAATAGTTTAAGCCAGATCATAAATAAGTGTTAGCAGTTAAAATAATTAATGCCGACCAATATACCACAAGAAAAGAATAAATTAAATATAGGAATTTCATTGACTCCTAATATTCCTTATTTTTTATTTTTCAATAATTCTTTTGCTAATTCGCAATAATGGATAATCTTATTCCACTTCTCGGTAGGGTCTTCTCCATCTTTATTTCGGAGTGCGTATTTTATTATATTGCCCTGTATAAAATCAAGATTATTTTTAACTATAAACTCGATAGGCTGTATCTTATACTCCTTATAGTGATTACCACCTATTTGCTTATCAATGGCTCTCTGTGTGGCTCTATGGGGCTTTAAACTAGACGATTTTGCCAATCCAATCCCCTTTTCTGTCTAAAACCATAGGAAGTAGTCTTGGAATACCATTTATGATAATTCCACATCCTATAATAAATCTAGTTCTAAAGTTCTTAGCATAATTAAATGCCATAGATTTTTGATCTATTAAACAACCTACATTCATTCCAAAAAATAGATTATCAGGATTAGCCCACCAAGATATTACAAACTTTGTATGATAATGTCCTTGTACTGCTGACATACCCATAGTTTGAGAAACTTTTAATATATCTGCCGATCTACCATGTGTAAAAAAACATCTTTGACCATTAGACATTGTAAGTGTTAAATCATCTACCCATTTCCATTTCTTAGTTTCTAAGAAATCTCCATAATCTTTTAAATAGGCTCTAGGCAATCCATGTTTTAATGCTCGTCTATAAATCATAGATGAGTGGTTAGAATCTACTTCTATAAGTTTAGGAAATACACTCTCTAATTCTTTTACATATTCTTTTGCTTTATCTAATTCCATTCCAGCAGAATAAAGTTCTGGCGAGGAATCGTGAAAACTGAGTGCGTGTTGGTCTAATAAATCTCCGATTGAAATAGTAGTGTCAGGCTTAAATTCTTTTTTGATTTCTTTTAAAAATTTAATTGAGTCTTTGTGTTGATATGGCAAGTGCATATCACTTATGACCAAAATTCTTTTATGATTCATACAAGTATGTGTTGTATATTATTTAGATAAAAAGTAAAGAGCCTGAGAGATAAACAACAAAGCTATCGCACCTACTCCACCAATAATCCAAAATAAAAGTTTATCAAATTTATCGTTAATTTTTTCTACATCTTTATGTAAGTGAAAAATATGATTTGATTTCAAATTTGAAATTGATTTTTTTAGACCCTCTATATGACCATAGATACTTATTAAATGTTCAGAAGTATTTTTTGGTCTCTTAGCCATTAGTCTACTGCACTAATATTAATTTCGCCACTTCCACCACCATGATGAAGAAAAGCTATTTTTTCTCCTGACTTAAATGCAAAAATTTCTACATGATCTGCTGGTAATAAAATATCTTCTTCTGTTGCAGTTGGATTAGCACCAAATTTAACATGACAATGAGTTGTTGTTGCAATTCTAACTAAACCACTTCCTGTTATAATAGCACTAGATTGTGCTGATGAACTACCAACATCATGTGTTTCTGGTGTAAAATCTGGGTCTATTCTTGTATAATTTGAGATCATATTACTTTAATATCAGATATTATCTAAATTTCAATAAAGTTAAGTTTGCCCTCATCATGCCATCTTTTAATCCAATATTCGTCTTTTTCCATTTCATGTGATGGATAAGCAAATTTATTAGATACTTGATGTACTTCTCTTGTGTATTTATTACAAGTTTCAAAAAAATTATAGCCTGTAACATGAAGATCACATTTAATATTATTTAATATCCAATACACAGAAATTAATCCTGTTGTTGGTCTATGATAATCTAGTTCTTGTTGCATTTTAGTAAATTCTTCTAAATTCCATAACCATGCGTATGGTTTATAACAATGTGGCATTCTAATTAATCTTTTTGCACCTTTTTCTGCATTTAATCTTATTATATTTTTAAATTCAGGATAACGACCATATCTGTTAAACAAAAATTCATGTGCTTGATATACAAGATTGTTAAACCAAACATCACAAGGTTTATCTAAAATACCTAAATTCATTCTAGCAATACAATCGTATTCTGAATAGTTAGGTTCAGTTTTTAAATCTGCGTTTCCAATAAGTAGTATTTTTTTATTTGATAGATATTCAAATGGGTCGAACATTATGAATACATTACAGTATATCTAGTATAATCTTTTAGTTTTTCGTTCCACCATTCTTCAGGTTTAACAGTTGCGTGTGCGTTCATTCCATTAGGCAATATTTCTCTAGCTTCTCTTGTGCAAATAGTTAAGAAAACCCATTGGTCAGAATAGTTAAATATATCTTTTAAAACTTCATCAACATTATCTTCTGGGATATGTTCTAATACATCTGTTGAAATGACTAAATCAAATCTACTATCAGGCTTTGTACTAAATTCTGGTACTGCTGGGTCATATTTAGATGCGTTCCAATGTTTAGGGTGGTTTTGTGCTTTACCACATCCATAGTCTAGAATCGTTTTAATTTGTTTAGATTTTATTATTTCGTTAATGATTGGAATATATTTAACGACAGTTGTACCTCGCCATTTTCTATCGTTTTGATGAACAAGTTTAGCTTGTTCAATGTAAGTATCGTATAGGCTCATTTTTTCTTTTTTCTTCTTAAATCTGTATCATGTTTTCTTGAGCCTCTAACAAATGAATTAACTCTAGCCATAGCCCAAGCTGACATAGGAACTTTTGGTCTTGAACCTGAACCTAGCCAAGCACCTTGTCCTCTACGATATACTTTTGTAAGTTGGCTAAATGTTACACCTTTTTTAGCTTTAGCTTTTCTTCTTAATGTAGCTTTAACACTAGCTGATAAAGGTTTTCTTCTAACTGCCATTATTTAACTCTTGATTTAAAAAGGGATAAAGGAATTTTTACCCCTTTTTTATATAAACTCGACATTCGTTTTAAAAGACTTGCTCTTGAAGATCGTTTAGCACCTTTAAGACCTGATAAATACTTTTTAGGTATTTTAGTCTTCTTATCTTTTGGAACTCGTCTTTTCTTTGCCATTACTTTTTCTTTTTAGCTTTTTTCTTTTTTTTCTTCATTGGTGGTCTTCCTCTTTTAGACCCATAAGTTCCTTTACCCATTGGCATAATATTCTCCTATTAGTTAGTTATTTTTCCACCTGACCACTTTGCATCAGGTAATCCATTTGTATATGATTTTCCATCAAATGTTAATACTTGTTTTCTATTACTTCCATCTTTGTATGAAACATGAATCCAACCACTATTTTGTTCTCCTGTGTAGTACTCTAAAATTAGTTGGTCAAAATCTACATTGTTTTGAATCCATAATGCGACTTCAAGATTAGAAACTCCCATAATCTCCATATCACAAGCCTCGCCAAGACAATGCTGTGATGTTGCTTTTGAGCCTATTGCCTCTGATAGTTCTGGGCTACGATAACCAGATGTTATTGTGATTGGCTTTTCAAACTTTGCTCTAACAGGCTCTAATACTTCGTAACAAAGATCGCCTAAGTTTTTAATCTCTCCAGCACCAGCTTTGTTTTTAATACCTTTTCTTGTAGCTGTTTGTGATTTCTCAAATTCTTCTAAAGTAAAATGTTTAGAAAGTTGCATTATTACCTCGCAGTAGTTGGTATTCCTGTACTTGTAGTGAAAGGAGATTCAGCAAAACACATGTAGATGTATGTTCCACCAGATGCGTTTGAAGCTAAATTTGAATTTTTAATTTTAAAACCATTAGATAATAAATCTAATGCTTGACCAGAATTATTAGTTACTTCTGCATCTGATGCATCTGCTAATAAATAATCATCTGTAACATTAAATGCACTTCTTTTATTATCATACATTAACCAATTATTTGTACTATCAGTTCTTTTAACCATAAGCCATGCAGGTTTAAATCCAGTATAAACAAATGTTCCATCTGTACTTCCATTACCTGTGTAACTGCCAAACTTACTAAATCCTTTTTTCTCTGCGAAGCAGTAGGCAATCATAGAATCTCCACTATCGTTTGTGCCACCATCTGCACCTACACTAAAAACACTTGAAGTAGGAGTTGTTGCATTCCAAGAAGCAGTTGTAGTAGCAACTGCTGATGTATCATTCAAATGCAATCTTTTATTATTACCTAATGTGTGATGATATACTTTCCATTCATGTGCTGAATCTGTTCTATTTTTTACAATAAGCATTTGTGGAACAGAACCTAATCCATGACCTATTGTTCCTGAAGTACCATTCCCTGTATAAGACACAATACTAAATCCACTTGTAGTGTTTGCTGAAACTGTTGATGTGATACTTCCATCTGTGTTTGATGCAGTTCCATTTGCACCTAACCAATTCCATGCTACATATGTAACTCCATTTTCATTACAGTTATTTGTATTTGATGTTCCATTTTTACATACATAACCATCTGAATTTAATGCTGAAATCCAACCAGCACCACTAGGTGTTGCATCTGCGGCAGTTGAAGAAGAATCTAATTTTAAATATTTAGATGCACCACTATCGTATCTAATAGCATCAATAATGTAATGTGAAAACGCACTACTTCTAGCTTTAACCCAAGTCCAATCGCTTTGAAATCCAACTCCTGTTATAGTTCTCCCATCTACATCATCTCCTGTGTAGGTAATAGTATTAAAATAATCTGTTGGTTTATCTATTGTTGTGTAAGCCATATTTATATTCCTTTTAACTTGTTAAAAGCCATTATCCATACTCCGCTAAATTTTTTGTGTTAAGTGCATAATACCCTGATGGTACAGCATATTCAAAGTTTCCATAGCCATTACCATCACTATTACCTGATGAGATTGTGTAAGGTGGAGAGCCGAAGTTTAAAGAAAATTTTTGTT